TCTTAAAAAATAAGAATGATGTTATTCGATTACTCAGCTATGATCCTTTTGAAAAAGAGGATATAGCCGACCAACCATTTTTATATTCTCAGTTATTAGGTCTATTAGATTCTAGTGAAGATGCAAATGAAGACATGATGCGTACCTCTTCCGCTATCTCTATTGTTCGTGGATTCTTACAACAATCTAAAATTGATGATACCATATCAAAATTAATGTGTGATATTTCTAATATTGAACGCAATTCTGCAACAATTAAATCCCTACAAGAAAGTAAAGGTAAAATAACTTCGGTTATTACAAGTCTTGCTCAAGACAGTTGTATTTCATTAAAGCACAATAAAAATGCTAAGGTGAAAATACTTGGACTGGTAAAATCAAAAAAATTAAGAGTCTTAACCTACGAAGTGGTGAAGTCAATGGTTTTGACATTGATACTTGTAGAGGTATGCAACAAGTTCAGGAAATCAGTGATGCTTCTATTATGAAGCAATTGGCACTTGACGAATCTGAATGGTCAGATATGGTTTCTGAAATGCGTGTTGTAAATACTGGTCTTCGTAAAGAAAAGGATGCTTATCAAGAAATTAATAGAATCTTATTGAGAGAAAATCTTGATTTGAGGGATACATTAAAAGAAAATAATTTACTAAACGAAGAACAGTTAAAAGATTTAAAAGATGTTTATTCTGTTTTTGCGGAATTTGACGAAGAGAAAGAATCTCCTGATGAAGAATCAAAGGAGGTTGTTGAAAATGAATCAGAATAAACAAATGATTATGAATTACTATCAGAATGAAATTTTTGATTATGATAAGGATTTTTATAATCAATACGGAATATATGTAAAACCACATGGTTACTCTATTTCTTCTCGTAAAATTGAATCTTATATTCAAATCGCTGAAATCCAAAAATATCTGCAATGCAACCCAGTAAAAGCTATAGATCTCTTTTTCAATATAGAACTTTTAGATGGGCAAGCACTTCTTGTACAAAGAAGTTGGGTTTGCCCAAATGTACTTGCAGTATGTACTCGTGGATATGGTAAAAGTACAGTTATTGACCTTGAGATTATGTCTAAAGATATGTGTTTTTGTAATGTATGGACATATATTGCAAGCGGTACAGGTGGTCAGGCTGAACAAACTTTCACTACTTTGGAACGACTCGCTAATGATAATATTGATACATTTTATGGTTCAACTGGTTCTTTATTCAAGAATGAGATAGAAATCAAAAATGCAGCAGGTGACGGATTCTCACACTCGTCCAATGGTTTTTCCTATTCATGTTATAACGGATCTATGACTAGGACATTGAACGGAAATATAGATGCCAAGAGAGGTATGCGAGGCACAGTAATTTTTGATGAAAGTGGTTTCTTATCTGATGAAATGATGAATGTATATGGTGCATTTGCCGTTGTAAATAAAAGTTTAAAAACTGGTAAAGATGTAGATGGTAATTCAATAGATCCTATTCGTCAAAGGTGCTTACCACGAGATTTGTCATATCAGAAATATTATATAAGTTCAGCTTCTTCAACTGATACTCAATTTTGGAGACTGTATCGTGACTTTTCTAAACAGCAAATTATGGGAAATCCAGATTATTGTGTTTTACATATAGATTGCGAACAAGCATTTAAACCAACTCTTAGGGGAGAATTAGTCACCCCTCTTCTATCTCGAAATACTGTTGAATCGGAAATGAGAACAAATCCAGAAAAAGCAAGACGTGAGTATTATTGTATTTTTACTACAGATGCTGGCACTGATGCAATTATTCGTAGAGGTGTTATTACACGAAACGAAGAAACAAGAAAACCTCTTCTTTACAATGATACAGGTGATAAAAAATTCGTCATCACATATGATCCTGCTAGAAGTCGTGATAATTCAGTAATTCTTGTTGGAGAAATTTATGAATATGAACAAGTTGATGGAAGCATTGATACAAGAATGAGATTGGTAAATTGTATTAATCTTGTTGATGTTGGTAAAAAAATAAAATCTCCTATGCAGACACCAGATCAGATTGAATATTTAAAAAAAGTAATTCTTGATTACAATGGTGGAGCTGACGCATATGGGAATATTGTTGGTATATACATTGATGCAGGTAGCGGCGGATCAGGGGTTAATATAGCAGATTATTTGATGCCAGATTGGACGGATTCTGCTGGTATTGTTCACAGAGGATTAATTGATAAGGAATACTCTGCTGATTATGTTAAGAAATTTCCTAATGCAGTAGACAAAGTGCATCTTATGTCTCCTGCTGGTTACAAATCTGAAATGTATGAAGCAATGATTGAATTAATGAATCAAGATAAAATCAGCTTTACCGCACAATATGATCACAAAGGCTATCTCACTGTTTTCGATGTTGATGAAAAGAAGCTGGCTAAAGAGAAAGAAAGAATTTCTACCGAACTCAGGAAGCAAAAAGTTAATGAGAAAGAATTTGAAACTAAGCTTAATGAAGAATTAGAGAAAATTGAATCAGTTAATACAAAAACTATAAAGCTTGATTGGCAAGATGAAATTGCACTTGCTAACATTGATGCTTTAAAAGAAGAACTTGTAAATATGGTTCGTAAGAAAAGAGATTCTGGAAAAGATTCATTTGAACTTACGCCTGAGAAAGCTAATAAGCTCCACGATGATCGTGCGTATACGGCGTGTATGGCTTCTTACGCTCTCATGTGTGAACGTAGGAAAGCTATTACAAATAAAAAACGTCCAATAGAGGATGCAACAAGTTTTATAAACAAGCTTACAATCCGTAAAGCAAAATACAATTAAGGAGGTGCATTATCAAATATGCCTAGACCTAAGAAAGTAGATGCAAATTCTAATGCACCTGCTAAAGTAAATAATTCACAGAAGAAAACTACTTCTTCTACTCCAAAACAGCCAACCGCAAATGAAATGCGTGAATGGTATGAGAAAAATAAAAGTAGACTTGAACGTTACGAAGATGCAACAAGTGCAATTACAAGTCTTCGAGATATTCAGAAATCTAAAACATACACTACAATCAGTAATTATTCAAAGGAAGATGTAAAAGATTATATTAAGAATATTTCTTCCAATGAAGCAAGTCTTAGAAGTTTATCTCGCTATCTTTATTATCGTTCAGAAATCTACTATCGTCTTTGCAAATATTATGCAAATCAGATTGATTTATCAATTCGAAATATCGTTCCTCCATTTATAATTTCAGATAATAACGATGTAAAATCCACTTTACAAAAGTATCAGGAAACAGTCGATGTTGTAGATACTCTCGGATTAAATTATGAGTTTCGTAAAGCTGCTTCTATAACACTTCGAGAAGATGCATTTTATGGATGTGCTTATTACACAGAGGGACAGGGAATGTTTATTCTTCCACTTGATCCATCGTATATGAGAATTGCAGGTGTATTTCCTGATGGCTCATTCGCATGTGCAATGGATATGAGTTACTTTAAGCGAAATTCAGAGTTATTAGAATATTGGGGTGAACCATTCAATACTATGTGGAACACATATCAGAGTACAAACGAAAAATATCAGCTAATTCCAGAAGAATATAATGTCTGTATTAAATTCAGGTCAGAGGATTGGGAAACAATTGTTCCTGTGCTCACTCCTATATTCTTATCACTAATTGACCTTATGGATGCTTCTGATTATCAGGCAGTTCAACAGGCAGCTAATATTTATAAATTAGTATGGCTTGAAATGAAAACTATGGGAAATGATGTAGATGATTGGGCAGTTAATCCAGATATAATGATCCAGTATTTCAATCGTATGCTTGAAGAGGCATTGCCACCCTATATCTCTGCTGCTATTGTTCCTGGTGAATTACATGAAATTAGTTTTCCAGATGATGCAACTGGCGATGTTACAAAAGTTGAAAAAGCTACAAAAGAAATCCTCAATACGGCTGGTGGTGCTCAGATATTAAATCTAAACTCCGCTTCTAACTCTACTGCCTTTAAATATGGCGTACTTGCAGATTCTACATTTTCTATTTCGACTCTTATTCCACAGATTCAAGCGATTGTAAATCGACTTTTATCGACTTGGATATCCGAACCTTGTAAAGTTAAATTCTTTGATGTCTCTATTTATCAGAAGGATGATTTTAAGAAATCAATCCTTGAGTCTTGCCAAAATGGACTTCCAAACAAGATTTTATACAACACATTAAACGGTGTATCTGAAAAAGATACTCTTGCTATGAATTTCTTAGAGGAAGACTGTCTGAATCTTGGCGAAAGGCTTAAACCATTTAGCACATCATATACACAATCTGGTGATAACCAAGGTGGTGGTCAAGAGAAAGACCAATCAGATTTAAGTGATGAAGGACTCAAGACGAAAGACCAAGATAAGAACAATAAATAAGGAGTAGATGGATTATGAAAAAGAAATTTATAACAACCCAAGATATCCCTACTGCTACTCTCTTATCTAAGCAAGGATATCAACAGGTGCAAAATTCTAATGGTATTTATGTATTTTTGAATGCTGAAAAGTTTCGGTTTTCAAATGATATAGATATAACAAAAATTC